CCATTACCTTTGCTAGTGACAGTGACCGAGGTGACTGCGTTGCTGGCAACTACAATGGTTGCCAATGCGCCAGTTCCGGCCCCTCCGGTCAAGGGAACGCTAGTAAACGTTCCGTCCGTGTAATTCGATCCAGCAGTAATTGCGCCAAGTGTTCCAATGCCGTTGGTACAGCCACCAAGGTTTGTGGCGGCTGCGCTCATTGAGTCAGCGGCGGTGTACCCAACGCCACGGGCTGTCATGGTCACAACAGTCACGTCACCCCCAACACCAACGGTGATGTTTGCTGTGGCACCAGATCCGGTGCCGCCAGTCAAAGGCACGTTGCTGTAAGTCCCAGTACCGTAGTTTGTACCGCCAACCAAAGAGCCTGTTGTCAAAGTGTTGATGCCGTTGCCTAAAGTAGCTGCAGCGGCGCTCATCGAGTCAGCCACCGTATACCCCGAGCCCGCGGATGTGAGGGTCACAGTGCTCACAGCGTTGCTGGCAACAACGACAGTGGCCTTGGCTCCAGTTCCTGTGCCGCCAGTCAGCGACACGTTAGTGTATGTGCCGTTGGTGTAATTGGAGCCGCCAGTAATTGCAGAAGTTGTGGCGATGCCGTTTGTTGACCCGGCAAGTGTGGCGCTAAGGCTGTCCCCTACTGCGTACCCAACGCCGGGTTCTACAAGTGATACAGCAGACACACGACCGCTGCTCACAATGATATTACCGGTTGCCCCAGCGCCTGAGCCACCCGTCAAAGGCGTATCTCGAAAAACGCCAATTGCAGAAATGGATGTGCTTGAAACAGTCTGGCTGTTGTTGATGTTGTAGGTTCCTACGCCACCAGATCCAGTGCCAAAAGACGTGATGACGGTGTTGTCTGCAACTGTCGTGCCAAAAACTGTTTGGCCCACAACCAGCGTGCCGCTTGACACTGCAGTCACGGTTAATACAGTGCCTGAAATTGAAGCCGTCACAAGCGCTGTTGTCGAGTTTGTATAGTAGTTGCCTGGGTCGATTCCACCAGTTGAGTTGATGACGCCGCTCACGCCACCAATGTCTTCAATCGAGGCAGACAAGATATCGTTGGCGGCGTAACCAAAGCCGTCAGAGGTCAGAGTCACAGCGCCAACCGCGCCAGTGCTCAAAGCAGCTACAGCACACTGAAAGCCTGTACTTGAGGCCACCGTGGCAACTGCAACGTTAAAGCCTGCGCCAGTCCCACCAAGGTTTGTGTTGGCTGTTGTCAGGCTGTCAGCAGCCGTGTAGCCAACGCCGCCGTAGGTCAGGGCCACCGCAATCACAAGGCCACCAGAGACGGTGATGGTCGCCCGTGCGCCAGTCCCGGTTCCACCGGTCAAGGTTACATTGGAATAGATTCCATTCGCGTAGCCTGAGCCACCTGTGATACCGCCAAAGGTCAAAACACCACTACCAATGCTTGCAGCGCTGCAAGACAGCACGTCATTAACAGCGTAGTTGTTGCCGCCGTAGGAAACGGTGACGGACACCACGTTGCCACCAGAGACTGTGACTGTTGCTTTTGCGCCCGTACCAACCCCGCCAGTTAGGGATACATTTGGAAATGAGCCGTTTGTGTATGCGCTCCCACCAACGATGTTCTTTACTGTCCTAACACCGGCATCCAAAACTTCAACGTCACCTACAGCGCCAGTGCCAGATCCGCCAACAAAGGTCACGCCTGTGTAGGTTCCTGGCTCATAGAGTGAGCCGCCAGAGATCTGGCTGTAGGTGCCAATGACCCCAGTTAGGCCCCCAATGTTTGCAAGTGCCGCAGAAAGTGTGTCCGTGTCAAGATACCCAACCCCGCGGTCTTGCGCAACAACACCTGTAACAACACCACCAGAGACAGTGACATTTGCAGTGGCGCCTGTTCCAGTGCCGCCTGTCATAGGGACGCTTAGGTAAGAGCCATCAGAGTATAAGACACCGCCTGTAATCGTGCCGTAAGTTGAAACGCCACTACCGATAGACGCCGCAGCAGCAGAAAGCGTATCTCCTACAAGATAGCCGTTGCCAGTGGTGGTGATGGCGACAGCCGAAACCCCGTTTGACGCCACCGTGATTGTGGCTTTAGCGCCGCTGCCAGTGCCACCCGTTAAAGGGATATTAGTATACACGCCATTTGTATACCCAGCGCCAGGCACAAGAGATCCAAAAGTGGCTATGGCTGAAGCGTAGGCAAAATCAATAATACCAGCGCCAACGCCATTGTTGTTGATGGTCAGCGTCTGAAGGCCATTGTTGTAGCCGTTGAAGATCCGGTTAAAACCGTTTGCAGCTTCAAGGTAGATGCCGCGAGAGATGCCGGAAAGGTCGCAAGTAATTTCACGATAGCCGCCAATTTTGCGGGGGCGTCCACGCTGAAAGCGAGTCCATTCGCCATCAACGTAAACCTCTTTGTCAAACAAGGTCCCATCCCGCTGAATACCGGGCTTGGTATCAAGGGCAAATACTTTCTTGGTCATCAGAATGTCCCGCCAGAGATGCCTGTTGTGAAGTTTCCAGATCCGATGACATCAATTCCAGTTGCCTCAACATCCATAATCAAATTCCCCAGCACAGAGATGCCAAACCTGCCAGCGCCGGGTCGATAGATGCCAGTGTTGACTTCAGAGCCAAAGTTCAGGGAAGGAGAGGCAGCGGAGCCGTTCACCAAACTAAAAGACGTACCACCAGCTTGCGTGGTGTTGGCGTTCAGGATGTTCGTTGCATCACAGACCAACGTAGCCTGACCAGAAGCCGGAACAGTTGCCGTATTTCCTCCTGAAACCCCAGTAGAGATGGTCAGGGTGAAAGCTCCAGCAGCGCACTGGTTGGAGATCACATACAGGTTGATCACCGGTGGAACAATGATGATGACGTTGCCTGTTAGTGTCCCGGTGTAGATCTGAATTGTGTTGGACGCTTCACTGGCCGTCAACGTGTAGGTGCCAGTGACGACGGGTTTGGTCAAGACGCCAAACTCAAACTGGGTGCTCACGCCGTAGCCAACAGTCACATACTGCGTTCCGGTCGAAACAATGAAAGCAGACTCGCCCGGAGCAAACGCCTTGGAAACAGCGCCATCAATGTTTTGGGAGCTGGTTGTTCCTATAGTGACGGTGCCGGTGCCGTTGTTCTTAAACAGCACAAACCAATTGTCACCAGTGGTGCTTGCAAGGGGCAGGGTGGCCGTTGTTGCACCGCCAGCCCAAACCAGTGTCTTTGACCTGTCCGTGGTCAAAAAAGTGTATGCAGCAGTTAGGGAACTGGACGGGTGGCTCTGGTTAAGAGTCGAGCCAGAGGCTACTAAGCCCGCGCCTGCAAGGCTTGCAGCGTCCGCAGCAGATGTTCCAGTGCCAAAGGCGATGTTGCCCCATGTGCCCTGCTCTGTGGCGTTTGTCTTGATGTAGACATACTTGGCCTCGCCAGCAGCAATCGTGATGATGGTGTTTGTGCCTGCGAAGTCCTTGACCGTGAAGCTGTTGGCCCCCACGTTGCGGATCAAGGCGTCGTTGCCCACCGAGGTCTGATTGGCTGGGGGCATGAACAGGGACAGGGCTGCAGAGGACGCTGTAACGTCCATGATCCGGGCGGCGTAGTCATCCGTGGCGTTGCCATTGATCGGCCACTGAAGCTGGGTGTTGGCCGCAAGCGTAACCGAACGGTACGACACGTCCGTTGGCTGGATCACGTTTCCGGTAAAGGGGCTGTTGTAACTCATAATTGATCCTTAGCTATCTATTGCCACGGCCTGACGATCGGCCACGCGAAGTTTGTCTTCTGCAACTAGAATGTCCATCGACTGCTGGTACATGGCCTGCCATAACGGCACGCGCTCATCATTTTTAAGGAACGGCATGGCCTGCAGCAGTGTGCCATACAGCAACGCCTGTGGGGCATAGGTGGTGAACCAATTGGTCTGGTTGGACGAGTCCAGTGGCTGAAGGCGCTCGTAGTAAAGCACCTCAAAGACATAGTTGTCACTAGGAGTTGGGGCAACCATCCAGTGCGTGTAGTCGTAGTCGCAGTAGAACTTAGGCACGCCAGTAGACGCGGGGTTAGGCCAATACTCGCGCAGATACTCGTACTTGCGCAGCAGCACAGGGTAACGCGTACCTGCCACGGTAACGTTTATGGACACCGTCTTATGCCAGCGGGCCGGCTTGTCAATCACATTGGCGTTGAGCGTCATGGTGCTGGCCTGCACCGTCAAGTTGCCAAGGAATTTAATCTGGGAGGCAATGATTTGCTCAGCCAGCATGATGAACAGCGGAATCTTGTCGAGGGTGGACGCGTCTGTTCGCTCTAGGTAGGACTGGATGTTCTCAACCAGCGAGTCGTAGGTCATTACACTTGCAGTCGTCATCCTAGATGCCTTTCAGGTAATAGCCCAATTATAAATTCAAGACGAGTGTTTGTCACTTTGCAGCAACACCTTTAGTTTTCTCAAAAGACCTCATCCCAGCGATGCCCAA